GTTGTGTTTCTTGAAATCCAGAAGCAAATCCGTTTCTAGTCCATCCCCATAGTTGACCATTTGGTAACATGATTGGTGTTTCACGAATGCAGGTTGTCATCCATTCCCACAGTGCTTCAAGTCTTTCTTCTTTTGTCTTAGCGTTTGGATATTTCGATGTTCTCTCATATCTCTCAAAACTGAAATAAGTTCTCCAAATGTTATGAACACAAGTGATTAACTCGTGAAGCAAACGTTTATCGAATTTAGACCAGTCTACGCCTAAAACAGTGCAAGGAGGTCCCTTCAAATGCATTTCATTATACAGCTTCTTCCATCCGCCGCGAGACATTTCATATCCCCACAGCATCCTACCGGATCCGCCGTTTAAATAACTTGCCTGAAGTGGCCAGATGAACATTAATTCTACCATTAGTAGCAGTTTCGTAACACCGAATACAGCTCTAATTTTATCAGGTTCATCTTTCGCAACTACATGAGATCGTGCATGTAACATATGCCAGAAATAAGGTACTGGCTTTCCGTTCTTCCAGAACGGGCCTTCTTTATCTTTTATCTTGTGTACTCTTCCTCTATTATAATGAAACATTTCATCATACAGATTATGGAACGTTCTTCTACTATTACTGATTAGTCCAAATCGTTGTTTCAATTTTAAATAGTCATCAACGTGTATTGCTAACTTACCAGGATATCGCTCATCATAATGCTCTTCAAACCTCTTCCATTGTTCAGCTCGCTCAGGAGTATGGAACTTTGGTTTCGTTGTTTCAGAATCAAGGTCTCTGAAGAAAGGAACAAACCGGAAAGATTCTTGTGTCCAAGGGTTTTCAGCTGATATGCTTAAAGGCCATGGATAGTATCTCAGATCAGGGTAATGAACTGGATGTAATATTCTTTTCGGTCTAAAGTGCTCGGTTACAGTCTCAACAGCTTTCTGAAAATTATAATCTTTCGGAATTATATGAACAGGTTGTTCACATTCCTTAAAATCAGTGATTAATCGCTCGTCACTATATTCAGATCGTCTGTTTGTTAATACTTGATCAATTTCTTCGTATGAGTAAAATTTACGCATTTGACGCTCAAGCCATTCTGCTCTTTCTTTCTCAGATTGATCATTATTCTGTTTTTCCCACTTCTTATGTGTATACCTACGTTTAGGTGTTCCAAGATAGCGAAGGTTGCTCATCTTTAAGTTTGGTTTTTCTTAGGTCTTTGTGTTGTAAAGTATAATTTGTTGAATCGATCGTCAGTTGACACGGGTACTTTATCG